GAGGAGAAGCATCCTCAATTAACTCCTCCAAAAGTTTCAACTGATCCAGAGGCTATTAGGAACGCTAGACCAGACAATGATGATGATTTTACTGTTTTTACTATTTATACAAACACAGGTTTAGGTATAATAGGTAAAGAAATAGAAACTTTTGAAGCTACTGCGAGTGTTGGTAGCGTAACAGTGAGTATAACATAATGGCATGGACATTTACCACATTAACTCAATCTATTAAAGATTGGACTGATAATTCTGAAACAACCTTTGTTGCAGAAATACCTTTTTTTATTACTAATGCAGAAGAAAGAATATTTAAATCAATAGATTTAGAGTATTTTCGTAAAAATGTTTCTGGTGAATTAACTAGTGGTAATAAATTTTTAGCTATGCCTACTGATTATTTATCTTCTTTTTCTTTAGCTTTCGTTGATTCTAGTGGGAACACTAATTTTCTGTTACAAAAAGACGTAAGTTTTTTACAACAATATACTCCTGGTGGATCTTCAACAACTGGAAATCCAAAATATTATGCTCCTTTTGACTATCAAAACTTTATAGTAGCACCAACACCTGATGCTTCATATGTGGCTGAATTGCATTACTTTTATAGACCAACCTCAATCACAACAGACGGTACTGGCAAAACGTGGATAGGTGACAATGCAACTGATGCACTTCTTTACGCATGTTTAGTAGAGGCTTACACATTTATGAAGGGTGAAGCTGATATTATAAAAATGTATTCTGATAGATACATGGAATCTATTTCTAGGTTAAAAAACTATGCAGAAGGAATGGAAGACAAAGACGCTTTCAGAACAGGAAAATTACTAAAGCAAAGAACATGAGTAATTTAAAAAATAAAACAATAGCCATTGTTGCATTAGGAAATACTTTTTCAGAATATATTCTTGCTAAAACAAGAAGTGATATTTTTGATGAAGTTTGGGCTATAAACGCAATGTCCGCTGTTATTTTTCATGATCGTGTGTTTATGCTTGATCCAGCATCTCGTTTTTTAGATGGAGAAATGGCTGGAAAACAAACAAATGTAATGAAAGACAGGTTATTAAAAAAATTAAATATACCTATTTATTCGTGTTGTTTAGATAAAAGATGCCCTGATGTAGTAGAATACCCTTTGCAAGAAGTATTAGAAAAAACAAAATACGCATATTTAAATAACACAGTTCCTTATGCAATAGCTTTTGCTATATCTCAAGAAGTAAGTAAAATTTGTTTATATGGAGTAGATTTTAGTTATAAGGAAGTTCCTCATATGGCAGAAGCAGGTAGAGCTTGCACAGAGTTTTGGCTGGCTATTGCTACTACAAAAGGAATAAAAATTGAGATTGCACATAATTCTACCCTTTTAGATACTAATGTGCCAGATGAAGAAAAGCTGTATGGATACCATAGATTAGACGATCCCATAGTTTCTACAGTCCATGAAGGAAGTATGTTAATAACAAGAAAATCAAAATTAGAACCACCAGAGCCATTAGATGCAATTCCAAGAATATATGGTAGAGAGGAAGACACAAGATGACATTTTTTTCAGCAATACAGGGTAATACTGCTCCTGTTAATATTATGACTTCTAATAACGGAGGTCTTTCAGACGAACAAATAGCACAAATGGCAACAGATAAAATTGTTGCTGTATCTGAAAATGCTCCAGATGTTATTAGAGATCAAGCCAATGTTTTTAAAGAAAATGTCAAAAAACTTTTGTTTCATTATTTACTCTTGGCAAGAAGAGAAGAAAGAGCTACAATAGTACACATGATACAAGAATCAGGCCAAAAAGAATTGGCAGAGTATATAAGGAGACTATAATGGCAATAGCACAAGCACTTTGTACTACGTTTAAAAAAGAACTTTTAACAGCTACTCATAATTTTGCAACAAATGGTAATGCGTTTAAGTTGGCTTTATTTGCAGAAAGTAGTGGTGGAAAATCAAGTACGACTGCAACATTAGGAGCTGCGTCAACTGTTCTTGTGACAACGGGAGAAGTTGCTTCAAGTGGTTCTTATGCAACTGGAGGTGGAGCTTTAACTAAAGTTGCACCAACTAATGTTAGCACTACAGGAATTACTGATTTTGCAGATTTAAGTTTTACAACAGCTACTATTACAGCAATGGGCGCTTTAATTTATAACGATACTAACGGTAATAAAGCAGTTTGCGTGTTAGATTTTACAAGTAACAAAACATCAACATCTGGAACATTTACAATTCAATTTCCAACGGCTGATGCAAGTAATGCTATTATAAGAATTGCTTAACCGAACAATTGTAAGGTAAAATATGGCTAATATAACTGGTTGGGGTAGAGGCACTTGGACGCAAGGAGCGTGGACTAATCCTATCCCTGTTGCGGTTACTCAAAGTGCTGCAACTAGTGCTTTAGGATCGGTTGTTGTTGTTCCTTCAAGAGAAGTTCCTGTTACTCAATCAGCATTAACTAGTGCTTTAGGAACAACTAGTTTTGTTGGAAGTGTTTCTGTAGCTGTTACACAAGGAGCTATGACAAGTGCTGTTGGGTCAGAAAGTGTTACAGGTTCTTCTTTACTTACAGTGGCTACAAACGTAGGAACAAGCTCGGTAGGCACTGTTCACGCACCAACTTTTTCAATAGGTGTTTTCCCTATTGGTTTAAGTGCCACTGGTTTTACGGGAGAAGAAAATGTTTGGGGATTAATAGATACGGCACAAACATCCAATTTTTCAGCTATAACCGTATCACAAACTCCAAATTGGACAAAAATAGCAGCATAAGGATAACAACATGGCAAGCTCATATGTAAATGATTTAAGATTAGAAGAAATAGCAGATGGTGAACAATCTGGAACATGGGGGGCTACGACCAATACAAACTTAGAACTAATTGGTGAAGCACTTGGATTTGGCACACAAGCTATAACGACAAATGCAGATACTTTTGCAAGTACAGTAGCAGATGGAGCTGCAGATGCAGAAAGAGCTATGTATATCAAGTATACTGGAACTTTAGATAGTGCTTGTACTATAACAATTGGTCCGAACACAATAAGTAGGTTGCACTTTATAGAAAATGCTACGAGTGGATCACAAAATATTATAATAAGTCAGGGTTCTGGTGCAAATGTAACAATACTTCCCGGAGATACAAAAGCAGTATACCTTGATGGTGCTGGAAGTGGTGCTGCAGTTGTAGATGCTTTTGCTTCTTTAAGTGTTGTTGATTTAAAAGTCCAAGATGATTTAACAGTAACAGACGATGCTTTAATAGGTGGAGTATTGACAGTTACAGGTGCTACTGCACTAAATGGTGCAGATGTAACTTTAGCAGATGGTGTTGATTTAATCACAGCTTCAGCAGGAACATCTAACACAAGAATAGGTGTCAACACAGGTATTACTATTGCAAGTGGCGGTAATTTTAATGTGTTAATTGGAGATGAAGCAGGAACTGCTCTGACTACAGGTGACAATAACGTGGCAGTCGGATTTGAAGCACTTAAAACTGAAGATGCTCATGGTGCAAATGTGGCTATAGGCTATCAAGCACTTAAAGTACAAGATGCAGGTGCTACTGCTTTCAATGTGGCTGTAGGTCACAATGCAGGATCATTGGTTACAACAGGAATTAAAAACACTTTAATCGGTGGTCATGTCGGTGATTCACTTACTGATGCAGACCAAAATACAGCAGTTGGTCATGCAGCATTAACCACAGATACCAAAGGTAGCAGGTCAACTGCTGTTGGAGATAGTGCATTAAACACACAAAACTTTGCAAATGCAACCATGAGTAACAACACAGCAGTTGGATTTTTTGCTGGTAACGATATAACAACAGGAGTCAACAACACTTTAATTGGGTCTCAAACAGGAGAAAAAATTGGTGATGCAGACAATAATACAGCAGTTGGATTTGATGCATTATCCACAAATGTAAATGGAAGTGCAAGTGTTGCTATAGGTTTTCAAGCATTACTAACACAGAATTATGGTAGTGCTACAGATGGATTAAATGTGGCAGTTGGAAATAATGCTGGTAAATTAATATCAACAGGAATCCAAAACGTTTTAATTGGTTCTTTAGCAGGAGATGCTTTAGGCGATGCAGATTTCAATGTAGCACTTGGTCATCAAGCATTAACCACTGATACTTTAGGTAACAGGACTACAGCTATAGGAAGAAATGCTTTATCATCACAGAATTTTACTTCAGCAACAGATACTTATAATACAGCAGTTGGATATAATGTAGGAAATGCAATAACAACAGGACTTAGAAATACACTTATGGGTGGTCTTACTGGTGATGCTCTAATTGATTCAAGTGATAATACAGCAGTTGGTCAACAAACATTAAGTGCAGATACAAAAGGTAGTGGTTCCACTGCGATAGGTCAAGGAGCTTTAGCTTCACAAAACTTCACAAGTGCAACAGCTTCTAATAATACAGCAGTTGGTCACCAAGCAGGTATAGGAATATCAACAGGAGTCGGTAATTCTATTTTGGGTGCTTTAGCAGGTGATGCCCTAACTGATGCTGATTTCAATGTGGCGATTGGTAGTTCTGCATTAAGTGCTGATACTAAAGGTAATAAAGCCATTGCAATAGGTCATTCAGCTTTAAGCACACAAAATCTAACATCATCTACAGACATTTATAATGTAGCTATTGGACACACAGCAGGAACAGCAATTACGACAGGTGGTAATAATACAATAATTGGTGGTCTTGCAGGTGTTACTATGACTTCTGCTGGTATATCTAATGTAATTCTTGGTTTTCAAGCAGGTAGTGTAGTAACAACTCCATCTAATACATTGATTGGAACTAGAGCAGGTGCTTTAATAACATCTGGTGAAAAGAACACTGTCTTAGGTCGCTTTGACGGCAATCAAGCTGGCTTAGACATAAGAGCAGCAAGCAATAACATTGTGTTATCAGATGGTGATGGTAATCCAAGACTCGCAATTAATAGTGATGGTAGAGCGTCTTTTATTGACACAGTTGACATACCTGGTATTATAGTTCAAGGTAGTATTGGGTCAGGTGGTATAGCTAGACAAACAACAGCTAGTGGTAACCATTCTTACATTGCTGATAAATTTAGAAACAATAGTGGTGGTGTAGTTGGAACTATTGCAGTAAGTAATTCTGCCACAGCTTACAACACTTCTTCAGATTACAGATTAAAAGAAAATGTTTCTTATAGTTTTGATGCAACTTCAAGACTGAAACAATTAAAGCCTG